AATTTAAAGATTGGCCAGTAACAGTTACATTAGCATCTGCTTCGGTTCCTTCGTTTCCAATCGTTATACTTAAACTAGATCCAGTTACTTCAACTACTGCCACTGCATCTACCGTTCCTATAGATGAAGTTAATTGAATTCCTGTAACATCTACTTGTTGGTTTAAATCAACTGTCGTAGATCCAATCGCAGAAGTTAGTTCTGAACCTACAGTAATAGGTCCTACCGCTATTTCAACAACAACGCTTTCAACAGATAAAGTTAAATCATGTTCAGCAACGTTAACTGAAATGTTTCCATCTGCAGCAATATCTACTGTATTTACTTGAGCCGATAAAGATTGTCCAGTAAGAGTAACATTAGCACTTCCTTCTGTATCTTCATTACCAATTGCAGAAGTTAATGAAATTCCTGTTAGATTAATGTTTACGTCTGCATTAGTAATCAGATTACCAATTGCAGAAGTTAATGAAATTCCTGTTAGATTAATATCAACACCAATACTAACAGTAACTGAATTTATTTGTGTTGTTAAATTATTAAGAGTGTTTCCTTCACCCCAAGCAAATTCTCCCCATGCGCGTTCTCCCCACGCATTAGAAATAGAAATATCTATGCCATTATCTCCCCAGGCTTGTTCACCCCAATCGTTAGAACCCCAAGGAGACGCTGACATGCGTTACTCCTTAACTAATTCTTAAGATCGCAGCTGTACTAGTATAGGCTGGGAATTGAACCGTGAATGTACCTGCAGTTGCAGTTTTATCTCCACCAAAATCCAAAACACATACAGCAGCGTTAGCATTACTAGTATTATAAATTAATGCGCCTCTTGCAGTTAATGTCACACCTGTAAACGATAAATTACTATAATTAGTAATCGCTGTATTTACAGAAAGTGAAGTTCCAGTATTTACTAATGCTTTTCCTCCAGCTGTATATCCTGCTGGTGAACTAGCTTCTCCACCTGTTGTGTAAGAAGTAGTAGATTTTCCAATTACTGCAGTGCTTATATATAAAGCTAATTTAAATTTATTGCCACCTGATCCTGCCGAATCAAAATCATGTTCTGCTTGCAATAGTTCTTGTTTAAAAGAATTACAGATTGCGTTTGTTGTTATAGCCATTTTTTATTCTCCTTATTAATTTTTAAGACGGTGATGGTGAATCTATTTTAATTCTAGGAACCCCATCAATAAAATCATCTCTACGTCTTCTGCCCATTTGTTGTAAAGCAAAAGCTTGTATTTCTTCATTATACTTGTCTGAATATAGTTTGTACATATCTAAAGGCCCTTTTAGATAAGAAAAAGCTTCAGCTAAAACACCGTATAATAAAATAGATTGCTGATGTTGTGATAAATAAGTATTATTACTTGCTGTAAAATGAGGGGGATCAATTATATAATTGATTTGTACTTGATAAGTAGAAGCTGGAATAGGAGCTACAACAGCAGTAAATTCATCCCACATAGCGTAGGATACAGGAACTCCACTAGCTCCAGACTCATTGTATTCAGTAATATAAGTTTGATCTCTTTTTTCTAAAAAATTTCTATTTCCACTAATAATTGTTTCCATACTTCTCATTAATACAAAGTCAGAAGGCATCGTCAAATATCGTTGTCCAGCAATAAAATTAGAAGTAGAATATTTTCTTAAATCATCATAATCTACTTTTCCAGCAACATTTAATTCTACATTGGTTAAAAACTGATCAATGAGAGTATCGGTTAATACCGTATCTCCCACTTCTGTGTAGTTTCTTATTTGTGTTAAAAATTGTGTATATGTTATAGCCATTATGATATTGTTATTTTTATTGTTCCTGTTTCTATTATAGCCTGTCTTCTAGTGTTTTGAATAGACCCGTTATCAGGAATCATTCCCGATGAATTAAAAGCAAAATCTCCTGGAAGCTCTAAACTAACGGTACACATGCCCTCGCCTCCCGAATCAGCTTGTACATTATTAACAATTTCTGGTTGTTGGAAATCTTGTGATCTTACATTAGCTAAAGCAACTGCATCTGCTTTATGATAAGGAGGATCTAATTGTGGATGTTTGGGTTCATATTCAGAAATATGTACCCACGAACCTTGCCATTCTTTTACCATTTCTGTGTAAGGAAAAGCCGCTCCAGAACGATCGGATATAGATAAAGATCTTTTTCCTCTTGCTTGATTTCCCATAATTAACCCGCTGGATAATAATTTTGAGGTGAAATATAAGATGAAGTTCTTTGACCGTCTTCTTCTAAGGCTCTCATCATTTCATCTTCATATAATTGTTTTAATAATTGAATTCTATCAGGAGCTATTTTTTGTGATAAATAATAAGCAAGTCCTGCGCACATAGCTGGCATAAATCTGTAAACAATATCAGCAGTGTTAGTATACGCTCCCGCATCTTCAATTCTTCCAATGTAATAATATTTTAAATAAGTATAAGTAGTAGCATCAGGAGCCTGATACAAATAAACTTGTGGTGTTGTTTCTCTAGAAATATAATATTGTGAAGGTTGTCCAGTAGAGCCTTTATTGGGTAATGCAGCGTATGCAGACCTATCTATTTTTGTTAATGAAACATCTTGAGTTGATGAGGTAACGCCTGAAGTAGTAGATATATAAGCTTCTAATACATCATTACAATCACTAGGAGCAGCATATTGAAAAGTACCAGCTGTTAAAGCTTGTGTTTTTAAAGTTACTTTCCATAAATGAACACCTCTGTTCCCCCAGTCAGAAAATAATAAATTTAATGATCTTCTAGCTGAACGTAAATCGTGACCAGAGTTAGTTCTTACACCACAACGCTCATAGGCTTCTTCTATAATGTCATCTATGGTTAAATTAAATGATGTAGTTCCAGAAGTTGCCATAAATCATGACCTACTTCTTTTTAGATTTTTTAGAATCTTTTTTTGAACCTACTTTTCCAGTAAGTTTGTAATTCTTTTTTCCGCCGCCCATTGGATAGACCATATTAAAATACTCCTTTAAAGTTAGTTCCTCTTATTGCACTTCCAGCACCTCGTGTTCTTACTTCAGAACCCATTGATGCTTTCATCATTTTACCTTTTTTAGCTTTCGCTGTCTGCTCTCCAGTTGTAACATCTGACTTAGATTTTTTGTCATAATATTTAGAAACTACAGCTGGAAGTATTCCTAAATTTTTAGCAAAACTCCTTGCTCCTTTAGATCTTTCTAATAAATCTGCTCCTATACCTAAAAGACCAAATCCTTTTGAAGCTTTAATTACTTTTCTCATACTATTTTAATCCTTTTACGATTATACAACTTCTTAGATTGTACCACCTTAGACTTATAACGTCTATCACTTAACTTTTTTGCTATTGGGTTTGATTTTTTTGCCATGTGTACGTTTAATAACCTTCTTATATTTACTCTTCCATTCAGAACCTAACCCTGGCTCTAATTGTCTTGCCATCTGTGATCTAGATATTACCATGGTGTATATTTAGTTTTATCCTCTTCTTTAATAGCTCGAAGGGACATATTTCGGTTCTCGCCTGGGTTCCAAGAGACATGAACCCAGCCGCTATCGGGCTCACCATCTCGATAAAATTCGAGAATTAATTGATCGTATTCTAAATTATCTTTGACCCATTGCGCTAGGACTTTATTATCCACGCCCACGACTTCTATATCGGCCGCCTTACCTTCGGTATGCTGAGAAGTTATTTTAGATCCAATAGCAATACATAATTCTGCAGATCTATATCCTGAAGATATAATTACAGGTGCTTCAAAATGAGAACGAATAGGTTGTAATACATTTACACATAATGCTTTTAAATTATCTATATGAGCGGGAGAAGGATTGTTAGAAATTCCTTTTCTTTCCGCTGTTTGTGATTTAACTAATTCACTTAACTGGAAGTTTGCTGATAGTTTCATTAGTTTTAAGTTTATTACATTTACAATCTTTTAACAATAGACAGAAACCCACACAAACCCAATAAATACACCTCATATTTTTAATTTAGATAATTGTTTTGCAATAGTATCAAAATAGTTAGGATGTTTTTCTTCTTTAGTAGCACAACTAGTTAGTAGTAATGTGCAAAGAATAATAATCCAAACAATAGGTAAAGCTATGTTTGTGTTTTCGTTTAATTTCATAGACTATCTGCATTTCCACCTTCTTCTAGCTTGTCGTAATCTTGAATTTGGGTCTTTAGCTGCTTTGGGAAACATTTTCATTTGCCCTGCTGATCTAGCACAAAAAGATTTTCTTCTTGCAGCTCTTTTGGGACCTGGATTACTTTCTGTTACTGCTGTTTTTAATTTACTTCCAGGATTTTTTCTTCTGTAAGCCATAACTCCAGCTTGAGTCATTCCCGCTCCTGCTTTAGTAGACCTAAAATTTTTTTTATTTCTAGGAGGCATTCCTCCTTTAGCAGCACCTACTGGCTTTACTTCTTGTTCTTCAACGTATTCTTGTAAGGTGCCGTTATTTTTACCACTTGGTAATTGTGAAATATTTGCATATTGATCCAAGACAGTTCCTGGTATAGCAAACGGATTTCTAGCCATTTAGATTACGGCTGTTGAGATACTAAGCCTGCTCCTGAATATTTATCTGTAAATACAGTATATGCTGTGATGTTTGTTTTAGTATGACAATAAATACCTTGTGGAAAAACAATTCCATCTTCTGGAAGATTTAAAGTATAAACATCATTGTTTGGAACATCTACAGTTAATAATATAGTACCAGTACTTGATCCAGTTGATAATGAAAGAACTCCTGCTCCTGCTCCACTGGAAGCAACAGAAATAGCTCTTAATCTAATTGAAGGTGCAACGATTGCTGTTGCTCCTGGAGCAGCATCTGATCTAGTTGCTTGAATATCACATTTAAATCCCATAATTCCTCTATTGTATCTTTAAATTGTGGGGACGTAAATACGCCCCCACAAAAG